CAACTGACAATGCTCACCCCATGGGGGTTCTTCCCCCTACCCCAGCCTCTAGTTAGACTGGGGTCCACCGGCGTTTTAGTGCGAGGTTGCCGGACCTCACCGACGTAAGCAAGTGGTCCCCATCAATGGAGCTTTCTTTTCCAATGATGGAAAAACACTTGAGGAGAGCAGCGTCGCCCTCTAGAGGGTCTGGCTGCTTAGTTGGAACGGCGAACCATCGTCTCGATCTGAGACACTGGAGATCACTATCCCAACCATCGTGTGACTCAGCATTGCTGAAGCTGATCCACCCGACTCCTGGATTCATCTCATTTCCATCAGCAAGGGATAACGATCTTTTCGGATCGCCACTCCTATTATAACTGATGGTAGGCAAAGTACCAAGATGCCTTTCGACATAGTGGCGCAGAGCCTTACAAGTCCTCCAGTAACCAGCTGAATACAACTGGTTTGCTAGAGAGACCGTAGAGAGGATCCCATGAACGTCAGTTCTATCGCTCGGGACGTCGCGACGAACATATACGGGCGTAACCCTATGCCCATCGTACGCGTCCACGCCGCATGACTCTCTGAACTTTCCAGTCCAGAAAGATTTTGCGCGGTTCACTATTAGACCGAAGTCCAGCAGTGAATCAGCGATAGAGGGTGCCTCGTCAGTGGGGACGATAATATCGTCTCCATAGACGTATACGTCTTTCGCAAGTCTAGCGATTGACGCAGGTGTGACACGTCGCCCTTCTCTCTGATGACGAATTGAGATGATGGCTATGAAAAAGACCATCGCCTCGATAGGAAAGCAGAGAGCGCTACCCATAGACGCAAACTTCCGAAGGGGAATAATTTTCCCACTTGGGAGTAAAGCTCTGGAAGTACGGCACGCAAACACGTAATCCCTAAACAAAGGGCAACATGCAAGCATGTCTCGAACCAGAGATGCCGACACTCTATCGCTTGCTTCCGTTAAATCAAGGGTGGCGTAAGTGCCATCCCTCGAAGAGGCGAGAGCAATTTCATTGTTCACCCGTTGGTCAGTGAAGTTCACATGACCTCTGGTGTAAAGAGAGGACTTCTCAACCCTCCCAACAATGATCGAGGCCAAAGCTTGTTGTGCATACTGCATATACACAGGTTCGGCCGCAATAACGCGAGGTGTCTTCATCGTCTTTGGGACGAAGTATACCTTAGAAGGTACTTCATCCCGTGGGTGGAGAAAAGAAAACTCCTCCGAGGTCAGAAGGGAATCGTTCCCTAGGGAACCAATCCCGAACTGGTCGACGGGGAAGTACACGGCGAGACGGGAGGGCCAGCGATGACCAAAAGAAAACTTCTGGTTATTTCGCAAGCCCTCTGCGGTAACGCCGGGACCATGTCTCGGCCTGAGCAGCTCGTAAGGATCCCCAAAAGGAATCCCCAAAAGCAGATCAGACCAAACAATCCGAGCCACGCTTTTAAACGTGGATAGGGCTGCTCGTTTGGGTACATGGTTCTTAAGCTCCTTTTCGCACTTGAGAAATCCTAGTTCGGCCTTCCGCACTCGTGCATCACTGCACTTGCGCTGGATTTTCTTGAACATCAGGCAAATCTGCCGGATGGCCAGGATGCAGTCGACCGAGGGTTCCTCGAGCAAGCGACCATCAGGACCGAATACCTGCTCAATGAAACCTCCGAGAAATCGGGGGAGACATCTTGTCCGCTGGAATCGAAACCCAGCGAATAGAGAAGGTGAGCAAGAGCCAGAAGCGAGTGCTTTTTCAAAGGCACCGCAAAAGGCTGGTAGAGTGATAGTTAAAAAACTGTCACCCTCCTGTTCGGTCCGTCTCGTGACTGTAGTTATGTCACGAGATGGGTTGGCACCACACATCATCCCACAATCGTGTAGGATGTGCACCAGGATATCTACAAGGCTTTTCATGGTACCTCCTGTAAGGGAGGCGATCCATCCTCGGCCTGCAGACCTTAACCCTCGTCAAGAACCTTGGAGACTACGTCTCCCCCTTGATAACCCGGATGAACTCGGGAGCAGCGGCAGCCGACAAAAGAAGGTTGCCGACGATCCCAAGCATATCATTGGGGATCGAGGGGTACGTGATCCCGTCGACGGCCCCAGTGATGGGACAGTCGAACACGACGTAACAGGATTGGCTGAATCGCGAATTTTGGCCATCAACGATGAGATCCGGGGTAAGTCCGCTCACGTCAACACGTGCAGTGAACCGACCGCGGCGCCCTCGCTGGTGACCGAGAGTAACGACCCAGGTATAGCCCGTAGCGTCGTCGAAGTACTCGTACGTCGACTTATCCGCAGAGCTACCAGTGCGTGGGAACGAATAGTTCGTCCCAGTCGTCTTGGCGGTAATGCGGGAAGCGATTACGAGAGGGTCTGCAAACATGAATCACCTGGTGTTTAGAGTTTGCCCTTGGAGAATCCAAGGGCCAGCAAGATCGCTACCTGGCGTGGAGTAAAATCCGGCCAGGAAAGCGAGAATCCAAATGGAGAAGCTTGGAGACGGGTCTTCACCTCCCGAAAAGAGGAGTAGTTGACCCAGGCGTCTCCCGCAGTGTACGCGTAATCGGCCGCGTCTTCCCCGAAGGGATCAACGTAGCTGTCACCCGTCCACTGTGTACGAACCCATAAATCTCGGCGTGCCTTATAGGTCATCATCGAGTATGCGTTCGTTATAGCTTCATTACCGACTGCGTTGACGGAGAGGTTGGCCATAACATCGCCAACATTCGAAAACCAGTCGATTAGCCATGACCAAGGCAAAACTTCCCAAACTAAGGACGGGGTCAAGATAGTCCCGCTCAAAGCTAGGGTAGCTGCTTTGGTCCAGTGGTCGTCGCCCACATTGGGAACGTAGTACCGATAGGTACAACATTGCCAAGTTTCGCGAATCAATTCGTCCGTGCAGGTAAAATAGCACGACCCTGGGAAGCTAACGCCTCCCTGAGGCAGCACCCAACCTAAGTCTGTCGTAAACGCCGGAGGCCATGGACCATAAACAGTCCAATCCTTCAAGCGTAGATCGCCAGAACCTGTGTCTTCGTCCCACATAGGGCCGAAGGCATATGGAAGGGTACCCTCAAACGATTCGCTAACGACCACATCGCCCTTGACTTTGGATCGCCGTTTGATTGAAAGCCCGTTGTTCCGTCTCAAAAAAGCAAGCTTCTTCGAGAGGCGCCTCTGAAACCTGTAAAGGTCGATGAGGTCAGAGACGAAAGGCTTCCAACCAAATTCTACGTTTAGATAGTCATTACCGAGCTCCTTGAAGAAACGAGCTCGACGATGAAGATCTATCGGTAGTCTGGGTAATTCGCGTAATTCAGCCAAGAACTGGCCGAACGACGCTAAGGGCTTCCCAGGACGATTCTTGGCGATGAACGTGGCGCCGTACGAGTTTAACTCGTTGCGGTACTCATCGAAATCGCCAACTTCAACTTCAGGTAGAGGCTTATCCGCCTTAAACGAAAAGACACTGCCAAAACGTTTAGCAGATGCCTGGACGTTCCTGGCAACAGTTGGTTTCCAGGAAAAGGTGAACGAGCCGAAGGTACCCCATGGAGGCCAATAAGGTCTCTGATCAGGTAGGGCGGAAGCCCCAGCTGTCAGAAGCCGAGTGTCACCGTAGGTGCTCTTCTCCGATTCGTGTACTACGTAGAACGGATCGTCTGAAGTCGTCCACCTGCCATCCCTATAGGGATGGCCGGTGGAAAGTACAAGGGATGAATACCGCCGATCGAGGACACGAGAATTCCAGACATCCGATTGGAATTTTGGAGTTGACTCGTTAATCACAGTCGGCGGCATGCAAGTGGCTCCATTTGGAAGACATCCGAAG